AACAATGAGGAGAAATGTGGCTAATACGCAAGGTGTTTTGTCTTTCCAGGTAGAGCCTAGCTTTATTACAAACGGTTCGTTGACGCCTGTTGGGACTTACACTCACGATGAAATACTAGCTTTATTAGCTACTTCAGCGTGGACACCAGAAGATCCTGAATAACAAAAACAACAATTAAATTTAATCAAATGAAAATCAAAGAAGAGGAATTAAAAACAATTCAAGAGCAACAAACAAAGCTTAATGAGTTAGTTCATAATATCGGTTTATTAGAAAGCCAAAAACATGGACTACTTCACGAGATAGCTGGTGTCAATAAAGATATTGAAGAATATAAATCTGTATTAGAAAAAGAATACGGAGCTATCAACATCAATGTTGAAGATGGTACTTATACTGAGATAGAAGAAGATGTCGAAGGTAATAAGAAAGATTAGTATAGGTTCTGACTATAAAAATGATGCAATGCATTATTCAACTGGTCAAGAAGTGTACGGTGGACATACTATTAGCGATATTCTTTTTGAAGATAAAGACCAATCATATAATATTTATATAACTAAAAATGAAGAAGTCTTACCTTGGAAAAAGTTTAACTCTAATATGTCAATATCTGTAGAGTACGATTTAAAGTATTAATGAAAAGTTTATATAGGTTTATTGTTAAACCATATAATAGTAGGTATGACAATATACGAAGAGTTGATGATACTAACCTTATTATCAATACTAGCATTGAAAATCATAGATTTATTAGTAAAAAAGCTGTAGTAGTTTCAACTCCTGCAGCTTATACTACTAAAATAAATATAGGCGATGAATTATATATTCATCATAACATATTTAGAAGATGGTATGATCAAAGAGGAAAAGAACGTAATAGTTCAACTCATTTTAAAGATGATCTTTATTTTGTATCTCCTGATCAAATATATATGTACAACCTTAAACCACATTTAGATTATTGTTTTGTAAAACCAATACTTAATAAAGACTATTTAAAGAACAGAAAAGAACAACCTAATGTTGGAATACTAAAATATAGTAATAGTTTCTTAGAAGCCATTAAAATAAAACCTGGAGCGCTTATTACATTTACACCTAACTCTGAGTTTGAGTTTATTATAAATAATGAGCGACTTTATTGTATGAAATCAAATGATATAGCATTAACTCATGAATACAAAGGAGACGAGAAAGAATATAATCCAAGCTGGGCGCAAAGCAGTTGATGAGTTAATTAAAGTTGCTGAAGAAAAAATCATAACTAATACTGATGATGATGTTTCTGCTGATCGTTTAAAAAATGCAGCAGCAACTAAAAAGCTGTGTATCATGGATGCCTTTGAAATATTACAACGTATTGAAGAAGAAGAAAGTATTTTAAATGGTATAGATAAACCAAAAGAAGTTAAAACATTTAAAGGTTTTGCAGAAGGGAGAAGTAAATGATTTACGAGCAAACTTTATGGAGAGAAATTAAAGATGTTGTTAATCCTAAAATATTAGCAAAAAATAACAGGTTTAAAAAATGGGATTATGGTTATAATTCTGATTATGATTTTATAGTAATAAGTAAAACAGGTAAAATTGGACAAATCATTGAAATACAGAATCTCAGGATTGCTTTACCAGCAACAGATGAACCGTTTAAACGAAGTGAAAAGAAAGCGGAACAATATTGGGAAAAATTTGAATACCCTAAAGAACTACAAAGAATAAAAACAAGATTTGACTGGGAAGAATATTCAGTTGAATTTAAAGAAAAGTGGTATGACTATATTGACAAAGAATTTAAGCGTAGAGAAGAAGGTTTTCATTTCTTCAATTGTGGCAGTCCTGTATATATTACTGGTACTCATTACATGTACTTGCAGTGGTCAAAGATCGACGTTGGAGCGCCTGACTATAGAGAAGCAAATAGACTCTTCTTTATATTTTGGGAAGCATGTAAAGCTGATAGTAGATGCTACGGAATGTGCTACCTCAAAAACAGACGATCTGGATTCAGCTTTATGTCAAGCGCGGAACTTGTTAACCAAGCTACAATATCTTCCGATTCTAGATACGGTATATTGTCCAAAACTGGTGCCGATGCCAAAAAAATGTTCACAGATAAAGTTGTCCCAATATCCGTCAACTACCCGTTCTTCTTTAAACCTATTCAAGACGGGATGGACAGGCCGAAAACTGAGTTGGCATATAGAGTTCCAGCCTCGAAGCTTACTCGTAGAAAGCTCCAGGAGAATATTAAAGAATTAGAACTAGAAGGACTTGACACAACTATTGACTGGAAAAATACAGGTGATAACTCATATGATGGTGAAAAGCTAAAATTATTAGCTCATGATGAAAGTGGCAAATGGGAAAGACCTGATAATATATTAAATAACTGGAGAGTTACAAAAACTACATTAAGACTAGGATCAAGGGTTGTAGGTAAATGTATGATGGGCTCGACATCAAATGCTTTAGATAAAGGTGGAGACAACTTCAAAAAACTATACTACGCTTCTGACGTTACTAAAAGAAATAGAAACGGACAAACATCTTCTGGGCTCTATAGCTTGTTCATTCCTATGGAATGGAACTACGAAGGATTCATCGATACTTATGGATTACCTGTATTCATTAGAAACAAAACTACAGTTAAAGGAGTCGATGGCTATGAAATTACAACAGGAGTTATTGAACACTGGGAAAACGAAGTTGAAGGACTTAAATCAGATCAAGATAGTTTAAACGAATATTATAGACAATTTCCAAGAACTGAACAACACGCTTTTAGAGATGAAACTAAAGACAGCTTGTTTAACTTAGCAAAAATATACGAGCAAATAGATTTTAATGATGAAATGAATAGTCAGGCTAGCATATCTTTAGGTAACTTTCAATGGAAAAACGGAATAAAAGATACTTTAGTTAGCTTTGTACCAAATAACAATGGCAGGTTTAGGATAACGTGGGTGCCTAGCATAGGAATACAAAATAATGTAATATTAAAAAATGGAATTAAATATCCAGGTAACGAACATATTGGAGCTTTCGGCTGTGACTCTTACGATATTAGCGGTACTGTTGATGGTCGCGGCTCTAAAGGAGCATTACATGGATTAACTAAGTTTTCTATGGAAGACGCACCTCCTAATCATTTCTTTTTAGAATATATATCAAGACCTGAAACTGCTGAAATATTTTTTGAAGACGTACTTATGGCTTGTGTTTTTTACGGTATGCCAATTTTAGTAGAGAATAATAAACCAAGACTATTATATTATTTTAAAAGAAGAGGTTATAGAGGGTTTAGCATGAACAGGCCAGATAAAGTTTGGAATAAGTTATCAACTACAGAAAGAGAGATAGGTGGAATACCAAACTCTAGCGAAGATATAAAACAAGCTCATGCAGCTGCTATTGAATCTTATATAAATGAAAATGTAGGTCAACTAGAAAATTCTATGGGTAGTATGTATTTCCAAAAAACATTATTAGATTGGTCTAAGTTTAATATAAACAATAGGACTAAGTTTGATGCTACAATAAGTTCTGGTTTAGCTATAATGGCTTGTAATAAAAATAAATATAGACCTATACCTAAAAGAGTTTCAACAAAAATAGATTTAGGAATAAAAAGATACAACAACGAAGGAGTTATCTCGAAATTAATACAATAAATATATATGATTTATACAACTAATAATAGTTCTTTTCCCGATCAGGTGGTGCCTGACGCAGAGAAAGCTACCTTAGAATATGGTCTTGCCGTTGCTAGAGCGATTGAAGGTGAGTGGTTTAGAAACTATAGGTACGGAACTAATTATCCTGGTTATGCGGTAAATTATAATCAATATCATAACTTAAGATTATATGCTAGAGGAGAACAGTCAGTAAAAAAATATAAAGATGAGCTTGCTATTAATGGTGACTTAAGCTATTTAAATTTAGACTGGAAGCCAGTGCCGGTAATACCTAAATTTGTAGACATTGTAGTTAATGGTATGTCACAAAGAAATTACGAGGTAAAAGCATTTGCTGTTGATCCTTTTTCTACTAAAAAAAGAACTGACTACGCTAAAGAATTAATGCGAGATGTAAGAGAAAGAGAGTTAGCGCAAAAAATTGAAGAAGTAACTGGTCAAAAACTTCAATCACCACAGTATAAAGAATTAGGTTTAGAAACAGAAGAAGAAATTAAACTACATCTACAGTTAGATTATAAACAGTCAGTTGAGATAGCTGAAGAAGAAGTTATTAATGATGTTTTAAATAGAAATAAATATGATTTAACTAGAAGAAGAATAGCACAAGACTTAACAGTACTAGGCATTGCGTGTACAAAAACTAATTGGAATCAAGCTGAAGGTATTACTGTTGATTATGTTGATCCAGCTGCTTTAGTTTATTCATATACAGAAGATCCTAATTTTGAAGATTTATATTACGTTGGTGAAGTTAAGTCAATATCATTAGCTGATTTAAAAATGCAGTTTCCATATTTAACAGATCAAGAGTTAGAAACAATACAGAAGTATGATGGTAATGCTGAATACCTAAGAGGTTATAATGGTAGAAATGATAATTTAACAGTACAAGTTTTATACTTTGAATATAAAACATATAGTGATCAAGTTTTTAAAATTAAAGAAACACCTACTGGATTAGAAAAAGCTTTAGAAAAGCCAGATACTTTTAATCCACCTGAAAATGATAACTTTGAAAGAGTTTCTAGAACTATAGAAACATTATATTCAGGTGCTAAAATACTAGGACATCCATTAATGTTAAAATGGGAACTTGCTAAAAATATGACAAGGCCATTTGCAGATACTACTAGAGTTAAAATGAATTATAATATATGTGCGCCTCGTATGTATAAAGGACGTATTGAAAGTTTAGTTGGTAGAATAACAGGTTTTGCTGATATGATACAATTAACTCATTTAAAGCTACAACAAGTAATGTCTAGAATAGTTCCTGATGGTGTTTATTTAGATATGGATGGTTTAGCTGAAGTTGACTTAGGTAATGGAACTAATTATAATCCAGCTGAAGCTTTAAATATGTATTTCCAAACTGGTAGTATAGTTGGTAGATCATTAACTCAAGATGGTGAT